CCATAAGGGCTATATAGCCAGTAACATGCAATTAGTTTGCCACCGCGTTAATATAATGAAACACACCCTAATGGAAGAAGACTTTTGGTGGTGGTGCAAGAACATAGTAGAGACACAAGATGAGCATTGACCTAGAGCGTTTAGCGGACAAATATCCTGACGCCACCAAGGAACTGCTGGAACTGACCGAAGCACTGAAGTCCAAGGAACTGCAACGCGAAGGCTATGATAGTTTCTTAAGATACGTAAAATACATCTGGCCCGATTTTATTGAAGGCACGCACCATAAGATCTTCGCTGAAAAGCTGGAACGCGTGGCCCGCGGGGAACTCAAACGGTTAATCGTCAACATGCCGCCAAGGCACACCAAAAGCGAGTTCGCTTCAACTTATTTCCCATCGTGGATACTGGGACGGAACCCGAAGTTAAAAGTCATGCAGATAACGCATACAGCGGAACTCGCCTTCCGTTTCGGGAGAAAGGTAAGGGACGTCATCGATTCACCGGAATACCAAGAGGTGTTTCCCGGAGTTCAGCTAAAGGCGGATAGCAAGTCTGCCGGGCGGTGGGAAACCAATGGTGGGGGTGAGGCTTTCTATTCAGGTATTGGTGGAGCCGTTACCGGAAGGGGAGCGGATCTACTCGTATTGGACGACATCCACTCGGAGCAGGATGCCCTCTCGCCCACGGCCCTGGAAAACGCATGGGACTATTATTCATCGGGTCCGCGACAAAGGCTGCAGCCCGGAGGCTCCATCGTGATCGTGATGACCAGATGGTCGACAAAAGATCTAACCGGGAAGCTTTTAGCGAAGCAAGGAGAGGAACACGCCGATCAGTGGGAGGTAGTAGAATTCCCCGCTATTTTCCCTGAAACCGGGAACGCACTGTGGCCCGAATATTGGAGCTTACCGGAACTGGAAGGGGTGAAGGCGTCGTTGCCCGTCAGCAAATGGGAAGCGCAGTGGATGCAGAATCCGACTTCCGAAGAAGGTGCTATACTAAAAAGGGAATGGTGGAAAACTTGGAAACACGACGACGTGCCTCAAATGCAGTACGTTATACAGTCGTATGACACGGCGTATACAAAAAAAGAAACTGCTGACTTCTCAGCGATCACGACGTGGTGCGTATTTTACCCAGACGAGAACTCTTCAAGACCTGCGTTGCTCTTGTTGGACGTTAAAAAAGGACGCTGGGACTTCCCGGAACTAAAACGGGTCGCATACGAACAATTTACTTATTGGGATCCTGACACGATTATCGTGGAAGCCAAAGCATCAGGACTCCCGTTAACCGATGAATTACGCCAAGCAGGTATCCCCGTAGTGAACTATTCCCCCGGTAAAGGACAAGATAAGATAGCGAGGGTAAATGCGGTGGCGCCGCTACTGGAAGCGGGCATGGTGTACGTCCCGGAAACACGGTGGGCGGAGGAATTGGTCGAGGAATGCGCAGCTTTTCCGTTCGGCGACTACGACGATTTGGTGGATTCCACCACACAGGCATTAATGCGTTATCGACAGGGTGGCTTTATTGGTTTAGAATCTGACGATGACATGCAGGACAATGTTCCTCGCAGGCTAAAAGAATATTACTAGGAGCGTGAAATGGCAGATAAAGGTGAAAAGATAAAGGACCAAGGTTTTGTTCCTTATGCAAAGCAGAAAACTCAAGCTACTTCCAAAGGGCCTAAGCCCGGTGCCGGAAAAGGCAAAAGTCGTGGTGGCGGAGAAGCTCTCAGAGGCACCAAGTTCACAGGCGTTTATTAGAAGCTAAATGGCTGAAAACAAAGTACCAACCAACATAGAAAGGTTGTCGGATCTCATTGATCTGGAAGTTGAAGACGGAACAGAAGTTCAAATAGAAGAACCCTTAACTCCGGACGGCATGAATGACATTGCCGTAGAGATGTCCGACGGTGGTGCAGAAATCAATTACTTTCCCGATGAAGATCCCATGGAGGAAGTTCCTTTTGATGCCAACTTAGCTGATTTCGTCGACGAAGGCGAACTAGGCAGAATTGCGGTTAACTTATTAGGTGAATTTGAAGAAGACAAAGGTTCCAGATCCGAGTGGGAAGAAGCCTATGTCAAAGGATTGGACTTACTTGGTTTCAAGTATGAGGACAGGGATCGTCCATTTCCCGGCGCTTCCGGTGTCACCCACCCGTTATTGGCTGAATCCGTAACCCAATTCCAAGCACAAGCTTTTAAAGAGCTATTACCCCCTAAAGGACCGGTGAAAACCAGAGTCATGGGGAACGAAACGCCTGAAACGGAAGATCAGGCGAGAAGAGTTCAGGAATTTATGAACTACCAAATTACCACGGTCATGGAGGAATATACCCCCGAAATGGACCAATTGTTGTTCTATTTGCCGTTGGCAGGGACTGCTTTTAAGAAAGTCTACTACGATGTTAACAAACAAAGAGCGGTCAGTACCTTTGTCCCTGTTGAAGATCTGGTAGTTCCCTATACCGCCAGTGACCTAGCCACTTGTGAACGCGTTACTCACGTCGTCAAAATGACACACAATGAAGTACGCACCCAACAACTTGCGGGGTTTTACCGTGATGTGCCGTTGCAGCCTTCGGAAACTAACATAGCCAGCGATCCAAAAGAAAAAGTAGACGAACTCGAAGGCATTCAATCCGTGGGCGATGAGCTAATGTACGAACTATTAGAGTTCCACGTATCTACCGACATACCGGGGTTTGAAGACCCTGACGGGTTTCACCTCCCCTTCATTATTACCATAGACAGAGAGTCCAGTGAGGTACTGGCGATCCGTAGAAATTATCGGCAGGATGATCCGCTTAAGAATAAAGCCCAATATTTTGTGCATTATAAATTTCTCCCCGGCCTTGGCTTTTACGGCTTTGGTCTAATACACATGATTGGTGGCTTATCCAGAACAGCGACTGGCGCACTCAGGCAACTGATTGATGCCGGTACGTTGGCGAATCTTCCTGCTGGTTTTAAAGCCCGTGGACTGAGAATCAGGGACGACGAAACTCCGTTGGAACCGGGTGAGTTCAGAGATGTGGACGCACCGGGCGGCGCCTTAAGAGATTCATTAGTACCACTGCCGTACAAAGAACCTTCGGCCACGCTCATGCAATTACTCGGTTTTTGTGTGGAAGCAGGGCAACGCTTTGCGTCAATTACGAACCTACAAATAGGGGAAGGCAATCAGGAACTGCCAGTGGGTACCACCATGGCACTGTTGGAACAAGGTACTAGAGTGATGTCCGCCGTCCATAAAAGATTGCACTACGCCCAAAAAACAGAATTTAGAATACTGGCTAGGCTATTTGCGGAGTACCTACCCCCCGTGTATCCGTATCAAGTAATTGGTGGGGACCAAGCCATAAAACAAACGGACTTTGACGATCGCGTGGATGTGGTTCCAGTTAGCGATCCCAACTTCTTTTCCATGAGTCAGCGAATTACCTTAGCGCAACAAGAATTACAATTGGTACAAAGCAATCCTGAGATTCACAACATTAAGGAATCTTACCGCAGAATGTACCAAGCCCTTGGTTCCGAAAACATTGACGCCTTATTTGTTCCCGATCCACCACCACCCGCTCCTGTGGATCCCGCCCAAGAGAATGGGGCGGCTTTGATGGGTGCGCCTCTAACCGCTTTTCCCGAACAACCACACATGATACACATTGAGGTGCATCTGTCTTTCTTGGAAACTGGAATTCCCATGGCTAATCCAATGGCGATGTCATCATTGGTATCGCATATTTTTCAGCACGTGTCATTGGAAGCACAGAATTTAGCGGATCAGCAAATGCCGGAACAACAGCAAATGCCTCCGCAGATGCAAGCAGGAGGTATGATGCAACCACCCCCACCTAATCCTCAAAAAGAGATACTAAAGGCACAAATAGAAGCCGAGATCCTTGAACCTATTATGCCGAGACTGGAAGAAGTTATAGCCCCACCTGATGATGGTGTGGTAGCATTGAAGCAACAGGAATTAGAAATTCGTGCAAGGGAAAATGAAGACGATAACGTAATTGCTGAGAAGAAGATCCAATTGGATAAAGCCAAGCTGAAACAAAAGGATAAAACGGATACGAAGAAGATTTCTTTAGATAAAGCTAAGTTAAAATCTC